TGGGTACAGGGCAATTTGCTCAAGTCCCTGAATCCAGGAATGGAGTAAGCTGGACTTATACAGGACCTTACCAAAATTCACCCGCTTGGGCAAATACAGGAAGCTCTTATTTAACTAATTACTCAGGAAGTCAATTTTTCGATTATATGTCCAATAAGGACATTAATATGGATATTTCCGACGTATTGGACGGCTGGTTTAGCTCTTCGATATCAAACTACGGTATAGTAGTTAAACATCCGGATTATATAGAGAATAACACGTCTTCCTTTGTAGATTTGAAGTTCTTTTCAGTCGACACCCATACTATCTATCCTCCGACAATTGAATTTAAATGGGCAGATGCAGTCTACGGGCCAACTGGATCTTGGAGTCTAGCTACAAATGATGAGATCACTATAGTACTCCAAAACAACCCCGGACAGTTTAGACAAAATGAGGTATATAAAGTTAGAACCGGAGTTAGAGCAACCTATCCTGCCAGACAATTTACTACTTCCTCGGTATATCTAAATCAACTATACCTTCCGCAAGAAAGTTACTGGTCTTTGATGGATTATAAGACTAATGAGGTAATCGTTGACTTCGATCCCAACTATACAAAGTTAAGTGCTGATACTTTAAGTAATTACTTTACGCTTTATACAAGCGGACTAGAGGTAAACAGGTTTTATAAAATTTTAATTAAGACAATACTTCAATCTGGAGAAGAGGTTATCTATACAAACGAAAACTTAATTTTTAAAGTAGTACAGTAATGGCAGAAGAAGTTAAGTTAATCAAGGAGGTATATGGACGGAATACTTTCACTAGAGTAGTTGATACCTCTTTTTCAGAATTATATACTCCTACTGTAGCATCTACCGTCCCCTCTCAGCAGATAACTGTAGATCAGTTCTTTGACCTTTATAATGAATTATTTTTCGATATACCCGCAACAGGTGAATTAAATTCTCACGAATATCTTGCTGCGAGAAGTACAGAATATTTAGGAGGCGGAGTTTTAACTGACGGAGAAAAAGCTTATATTGAAGAGATCAACTCACTTCGTCAACAACTTCTTGAAGCTAATGCAAACATTTTAAGTTTGTCTAATACAGTATAATGGAAACGGTAGACGTAAGATACATAGGTTCGAATGGGCAATATCAAACTTATTCTCCTGAAGACGTAGCTCTAATTAGTACTGCACTAGTTACCGCAAACTTTGGCAGCCAGAATGATTATATTGAGTATTTTATTAAGGATTTAGGCGGTGCGGTTTTAGATAGCAACTATAATACTTCACAGTATAATATTGGAAACCTAGTTGATCCTGTTACTGGAACTACGACAGAACTAGTATTAGACCCAGAGGCCGACGCTAAGAGATCAGGCTTTAATAGAGGTACTCTCAATCTAAAGTACAACTTCTTTACCAAGCAATTATTATCAGGTCCGGTACCATCTCAGAATTTCTGGATAAAAGAAATTTCTACTTCTAGAACTGAGATAAAAACAGCCAGACAAAATCTTTCTAATACACAGCTCTCTGAAGCTTTCGGTGTCTTCAATGCCGTACTTTCGAGCGATATCTACTACCCTACATTCTATTTAAATTTCGGTAACGATGTTCAAATTATCGGAGTAAACGCCGTGTATGTCGAAGAGGATGGAATCGGGTATATAATCTTTAAACTATACGAGCCCCTACCGGCCGAATTCGATGTAAAATCCACCTTTTGGGTAGTAACACCTGTTGCAAATCCAGCCGAGTTCAACGTATCAATAAACGTCACCCCGGAAGCTATCGCTGATACCTTCCAGGTGAGAGGACCTAATTTTAAAGTTTCTGTTGATGATAGAATAGGACAGACTACACCCTACTACAACTATTCAGACCTATTTGCAACTATAGTAACCTCTTCATTCCAGCAATTGAGTTCCTTAATGAATGAAAAAGGAATTCAAATAAATGTAGACTATAGTGACTTTAATAACTACATACACTTTTCTTCAGCTACAGAGAGATTATATAATTTCACTTATAAGTTACAGCAGATAGAATCCGCCTCCTATGGCCTGACTCAAACAAACACTACTCAGGCAAAAGTATCTTTACAGTCACAGATTGATAGTATCATTACCAACTTTGATGGCTGGGAATACTACATGTATTTCGACTCCGCTTCTACTGCATGGCCTAAACGAAATAATACTGCACCTTTTTTATTATACTCAGTAAGTTCATCAGAAGCCGTTAACTGGCTAGGTAGCCCAACTACAGTACCTACTGCCAATACTATGAGCATGTACTGGTCTGCTTCGTATTATGACGATCAAAACAAAGATTGGTTAATACATTCTACACCGCAGTATATTCTGGATGATAGCGCAAATGCTTTTTACCTGGTCTTCTTGAACATGATCGGTCAGCATTTTGACAACATTTGGATCTACTTAAAGGACCTCTCCAACAGGTATAATGCAAATAATAATCCATTTATCGGAATTTCTTTAGATCAAGTATCTGAAGCTATAAAGAGTTTTGGTGTACAGTTATATACTAACACCAGTATATCCGATAACCTGTATTATTCACTGTTAGGAATAAATCAAACAGGATCTGCATTACCGCTAACTTCCAGTACGTATGCAACTATTGTATTACCTAGTAGTAGCCTTTATGCTCCAGTAGGCAGCGACTACTTAAGTGCATCTTTATACTTACCGCCAATAGGTGAAGAGAAAATCTACAGATATGTAGTTACCATGCCTTTTGTAGCCAACAACATGTTAGGCCTATGGAACGCGGTTAGCTCAATTTATAACACTATTACGGTATGGGGTGGCGGAAGTATAACTCTAGGATACGTAACCCCGACTTTACCTGGTACCCAAATTCAGGACGAGATCTATAAGCGTATCTACCACAACCTTCCTTACCTTCTTAAGACTAGAGGTACAGAAAGGGGTATGCGTGCATTGATAGCTACATATGGTGTTCCTTCTGATATATTAGAACCTTTAGAATTCGGGGGTTATAATTATTTACAGTACCCCGGTATACAAGAGATTTCTCAGGTTAGAATAATGACCGGAAGCGTACAACAGATCTCTAGTAGTCTTCTATCTCCCTGGACGACATTACAGTATTACTCAAATGATCTAGAAAAGACCTCAATAACAGTACAAGCAGGATTCTCGCCAGCGGATTCTATTAATGCAAGTATCACATCTTCAGGATATGTAACATCGTCTACACAGCCCGGATACTTTAATATTATGCAGTACATAGGAGCTCCTAATCTGCAATATTCTAGTTCATACATACCACTTGATACACTTAGCAATACATACTTTACTAATGAGTATACTAGTAGATATGATGTTTGGGATTTTATAAGATTAATTAAGTATTACAATAACTCACTCTTTAAGATGCTTAGAGACTGGGTACCTGCAAGGGCTAGCGCCGATACAGGTATCGTTATTAAGTCTCACATGCTTGAAAGAAATAAGTATCCAAGACATGAACCTACAGTATCTACATCTTCTCTTGATGCTGATTATTACTTATTAACTGTAAGTGCATCGGATGGTGGAGCAGTAATAGATAATACTAACTTTTTAGCCGGTATTCCAATCCAGTATAACGGGACTGCTTCAATAGCGTTAACTGCATCGATTGGTACCGTATTTATGAGCTCTTCAAATGATATACAGAAGTATACAGGAGAGTTTAGCGGTAGTTATATTGACGTGGTATCAAATTATTTTCCGCAAGAAGAAGTTTCTAGTTACATTTACCCTTGGACATCTTCAGTACCAGGTAGTGGACCACTCTTTACAACATACTCAGTAAGTCCATTATTTGAGAACGTATTTACACCGGTAAGATCACAGAGATTTCTAGATCTCGATTTCAACTCAACCCAGTTTGCGCCTGTCAACTATGGATTAATTACAAAGTCTTTAGAAGACACTGTTCTTTATGGTAATATCACACAAAGCATGCAACCTTATTCACAGTATGCTTTTGTTCAAGACTATAACCATACATTCAGGCCGTATATTATACCTCGCTATAGCGGCTCCTACTTACTAGGCCAGTACAATACATCTAGTGCAGGAGACATTTCATACGGTAACGACCCCGTTATCAACTACAATACAAGTAAGCTAGGTCTATTCACACAGGTAGCTACCAGTTCATTCTTCCCCGGAAGAGTAAACATCTCTCTTGCGTATCTTGCTGACGTATCAGGAGGCCTGTTTGAACTCAACCAAAATAACAGAAGCTGGCAAGATGTACAAAACATTTTTGTAGCCGGGACTACTACGACTATTAAGCAATTCGACAATAAAAAATATAGCAATCAAGTAGCTACTGATGGAATCAGACCTATTTTTAGTAGCGGATATAATTATACTCCGCAGTTATACTACGCTACAGGATCAGATCAAAGACTGTATTTTCAATACGTAGGATTTGACACCACAACACCGTTTCGCGGATTCGTATCTGGATCGCCAAACAGCTTTATAAGCGGTACTGCTAGTCCGCGCTATGCAGCTACGTTAACTCCAGGATCGACTACGAATAATGGCGTAATTTACAATTATCTTGATGGAGAAAATCCACTAAGTCCCGATTTTGCTACAGGGTCAACATCATTAGCAGTATTCCCCAGTTTTACAGCCCCGATAGCAGGTCAAAGAACCTTTACAATAAACCTAGGGTTAAATGTAGTATTCCCTGACCCACAAGTATCTGGATCAAATTCCGCACAATACAGTTGGGGTGCATATAAGAACGGAAGCCAACTAATAGGAAGCGTTCAAAACTTAAATTTTAGCTCTCAATACTATGCAGGAGGCGGAGGTACTGGATCGATCATAGGATATACCCTTACTGATCCCTGGTTTGTAATAGACGGCCCTTACGGAGGTGAAACAGTGAGCGGCTCCTTTGACGTAGTAACGAATGGAACCAGTAGAGGTACTGTAAACGGAACGGTGATATATGCGACATACGTTATAAGAATAGGAACGTTCCCTGATCAATACAACCAGACCGTATCACTAGTACAAATCGCCTCAGGAGGCCTTGCAGCATGGCTACTTGAATATGACACAGGAACACCCACAGTGCTTACAGAAGTGATAGCACCCGGCCCGCCCGGCCCTCCATCGATAACTTCCGGATCCCTGCAGACGTTAAGCTATACAACCCCGTCCGTGAATATGATAGCCGGCGACACGGTAACTTTCAGGCTTACACAAAGCTTTGTTACAGTTAACGAATTCACAGCTTCTTTCATACCTGGCGAATCTAATAGCTATCTCATAACACAACCAGCTGCAGTAGGCGCCGGAGGATACCCGTATGCAACAATAACAGGATCTTCCGGTAATCCAATCTTTACAATCACAGATACTTCGGACTTCACCAGCCTGATAACGATGAATAGCGAGGTATCTTCTTTTACTGGCTATCAATTTGTACCTTTCTTTATTTCAGGAACGACAATAATCTCAAGTAGCCTGTATGATAATTACGGAGACGTAAACTATCCGTTTAATCCACAGTTTGGGGACGCAATAGTAATGAGCGATTTTAGTGGTATCTCACAAGAATTACAAGTAGTAAGCTCTTCGTTACAGTCCGGAAGATTAAATATCTCGGTAACCCCGCAAGTGTTGGATAACTGGATATTAGACTCTAACTTAGTATATAAGTTCTTATTACTAAAAAGATACAATGACGAACAAAATGCAATTTTGACATTCAATAAACCTCCAGGAGCGACTTCTTACGGATTCTTAATACCTGATACTATCAGTAATCAAGTGATTGAAAACATTAATAGTTTACAGGCAGCCGTTCAGTCTCAGATATTAAACACTCAATCTCCTAATCCAGAAGGTATATAGAATTTAAGCAAATACACTATTTATAATGAGAAAAATACGTAAAACATGGCATATTTAAGTAACACATCTGTTGTAGTAGACGCTATCTTAACAGACACCGGCAGACAGTTGTTAGCACAGAATGATGGTTCTTTCCAGATCACACAATTCTCTCTTTCCGACGACGAAGTAGATTATACTCTCTATAATCCAAATCATCCATCTGGATCGGCGTTCTACGGAGAAGCTATTGAAAACATGCCAATTATTCAAGCTTTCCCTGAATCTCAAGAGATTATGAAGTATAAGCTCATAACTCTTCCTCGCGGAACTGCTAAGCTTCCTGCTATCAGTATTGGGTATAGCACAATTGTTCTTAGACAAGGAGCATCTCTTTCTATTACTCCTCAAACCCTCAACTATCTTGGAGCTACATCTACTTTCGAACAGTCTGGATATATTGCAGAAATCGGAGATGTTAGGACTACTGCTGCATTTAACGGTGTAGGTATTAATACACCTCAAGCAACTGCATTAAACGCTACAGGAGTTCAAACAGTTGGTACGAACGTTTCTAAGACTGTTATTGGTACAACAATTAACATTACTGCAACTACAGTTAATACATTGTTTGGAAGCAATACAACGCTTTACACTACATTAACTGTAACTGGTCGTGATTCTGGTGCTAGATTGTTTATCCCTGTTCAAATTACTAAAGTAAATCAATAATAGAATATGTCATTCACAAGATTAGCTCCATCAGACTTTGTAATTAGCTCTGACTCGATTACAGCTCCAGCTTGGAGTAGTAATCAGCCTACGCTTGCAACTTTTTATACAGCCTCCTCTACTGTTACATCAAACATTAGTGCTGGAGCATTTTACCTAAATGTATATCAAACCCAGAGCTCTGCTAATGGAGCAGCAGTTCAGTTTGCTATCGCATACGGTAATCAATATGGATCCGGTTCTAAGTGGTATAATAACCTAGTACCAGGAGTATCACCATCACTAACAACTTACCGTCAATATGAAACCCTAGTATACGGTCCTGCTTTATCAGGCTCTACACAAGGATTTAATTTCGGAGGCCTGGCATCTAGTGCACCAGATATTTTCGCAATCAACGTAGACAGAAACAGATATAAGCAAACATTATTTCCAGGAACATTTAACATTAGCTTATCCGGCTCTGGAGGTCAAATAACTTTGTGTGATAACAGTAATAATGTCACTACTGTAACCTATTTAGATTGTGGAAGAGTATTTAACCTCGTATCTGGCTCCTTTGGCAGCGCTATCAGCTACTCAGTATCTGGAGCTATTGCACCAGGCTACACCGTATCCGGTTCTTATGGATTCTTCCTACCCGACATCGGAACGATTATTCTTAACCCTAGTGCGCTTGCATTACCAGCAGTTTCAGGCGGTATAAGTTATACAGTCGATAGAGCAAACTATGGAGTAGGCTCTGTAAACGCTAGTGCTTCCTATACTTCAACTAATAATACGTTATTATATCAAGCCATTTCAGCTAGCGGTAATTTTCAGCTTAACTCCGAAGAGACAATATCTTCTGATTACATATTCGTGAGAATCGGCAACTCAGAGTATAACTATTCCTCCAATCCAACCTTCTCTTCTGGATCAGGAGCCGTTTTATGGCCGACAATGATTTATAATCCACAGACTTACGTTACGACTGTCGGACTGTACAATGATAATAGTGAGTTATTGGCAGTCGCTAAGATGTCTGTACCGCTTGTGAAAGACTTTACAAAAGAAGCATTAATCAGGGTTAAGCTAGATTGGTAATAAAATAAGATGAGTAGAGCAGCAAACAGTCTTAGGACTTCAGATGTTATAACTACTCCTATCAAATTAAAGTACAGTTCGTCCTTCGAATCAAGTTCATTTGGACTCTACGGTATTCAAATTGTGAAAGGGGTGAACGGGTCTGTGACAATAACAGGCTCAATAGCCCAAGAGACGATTAATTATTATTCAATACGTCACCTCTACTATTCAAACTACCTAACCGGATCCTTTCCAGTATCAGCCTCTAGCGCATTTAATTACCCACAATCGACAGCTGCATCCGGTACCTTTGACGCAGACATAAGAAACTTCCCAACTCAATCAGGAGCCGAGGTAACAGTAATATCGATCCCGCGAGGAGTTTATGGGCAGCAAATATCAAGACAGAGTTTTGTACTAACCTCTTCTTTCTACTGTATAGTAGATGACGGAAACGGAAATCTAATTGACATAGGAAACGCTAATAGCGGCTTATATATTCTAAACGGGTACTTTGATGCAACTAACTACTTCGTATCAGGAAACAATGTCCCGATTCCGGTAGGTAATCTAATATATCCCCAAGGAATGGCTATTATAACATCGCCCAACTATCAGAACTATTTCCCGTAAGTTCAATTCGAGATATTTATTTGTAAAAGAAATCAACGATGGGTCTAGTATTTCGCGTCTCCTCAAGTGCTAATACAGGAGCTACATATATAAAGAACGCACCTTTAGCCTTCGACGAAGGGGATGGCAACTTCGCCTGGCTTGCCGCAAATCTTTCAGCCAGTGCAGTAGAAATCTCGGGAGCAGTTAAATTATCAGGCTCATTAAGTATACCTTCCCTCACAACTGCAAACCAAAGTAACGTAGTAACAGTAAATATCTCAACAGGACAGCTTTTCTACACAGCATCGTCAGCATTCGGAGGCGGTGGAGGCGGTTCAACCGATACTTCTTCTTTGTTGAATAATGCTACCTCAACAGATAACATATTAACTTTTACAAGAGGTGATGGTACAACCTTTAACGTAAACGTAAATACAGGATCACTGTTTGGTACTTCAAGCTGGGCATTAAATGCAGTAACAGCATCACATTCCTTAACAGGAGTATCTGCTTCTTATGCATTAAGTAGCTCATACGTGCTCTCTTCTTCATACGCATTCAGTTCTTCGTATGCTCTTAGCTCTTCTTATGCCCTAAGCAGTTCATATGCATTATCGTCTTCTTATGCATTTAGTAGCTCATATGCTCTATCTGCATCAAACGCCCTGACTGCATCACATCCTATCTCCCTATCAGGATCTACACTATTCTCTACAAATCCATCAACAAGAGGCTTTAATACCAGTAACGGAATCTTTTTAGGAGCCGATGCAGGTAGAGATGCAGTAAACGCCAACGATTCAATTTTTCTAGGATATAATGCAGGCCTCGGAGCAACAGGCTCTAGTTATTCAAATTTTATAGGATGGAACGCAGGTCAACTAGCAACGAATGCTATAGGCTCCAACTTTTTTGGATATCTTGCAGGACAGAGCGCCGAAAGCGCCTCTGCATCAACTTTTATAGGCTCTTACGCCGGCAACCAAGCGAAGTTTGCAAGTAGGTCGGTATTTTTAGGTGAATATTCCGGAATAAACTCATTAAGTGCATCCTATTCTACGTTCATCGGTTATAGAGCAGGAAGTAAGGTAGGAGGAGGTATGGCTGCAGGTCCCGGAAAGAATAACATAGTACTCGGTACAAATGTCTCAGTCCCTAACAACTATAGCAATTATGTAAACATAGGAGGCATTATTTGGGCTTCAGGAGCATACTTCGACGACGGTACTACTACTATAGCCGGGCCCGTTACCGACGGTAAAGTAGGTATTCTTGAAAGCAATCCACTATACACCCTTCACGTAAGCGGTACAGTAGGTATAGCAAGAGTTGCTAGCTTTGCTGAACTCGACCCGCTTCCGTCAGGTAATGTAGGAGACCTTGCCGTGTCACAATCTACTCTATGGTTCTATGCATTCTCAGCATCTGCTGTAGGATGGAAGAAAGTAGCATTCGCTCCTTAATAAAAGTTTAAATGTCGTACACGTTATCACTAACAGCCGAAACTACAATTTTTCAGAACGAGGTTAAATGTAGAGTATCTGAGAACGATTTCAACTTTTCTCAAAACCCAAGTGTGTTTGTGAGAAAGCTATTGACTTCGGGATCACGAGCAGTTCCATTCTTCGGACCGGTAAGCGGATCTGGTACCCCAATCAGTTCATCGTTCGGTCAAGTAGTAGATGGAACAATATACAACTTTATGACAGGTTCAGAGTTTAGACCTTATACAACGACTATCGGACTTTATAATGAAAATAACCAGCTATTAGTAGTTGGAAAGCTAGCAACACCCTACCCTATTCCCGCTAACACAGATATGACTTTTATCGTTAAGTGGGATAGTTAAAAAATTATTTATGTCAGAAAAATGGTTTATGTACAAAGACGGAAACGTAGTAGAGTACGATTCTGTAGAGAAGTTCCCGCCAGGATGCATTGGGTTTGTATACGAGATAAAAAATATAAAAACCGGAAAGTTCTATATTGGAAGAAAGTCTATCTTCTCTAATACAAAGAAGAAACTTACTAAAAAAGAGTTAGCCGAACATACCGGACCCGGTAAGAAACCTACAAAAAAACTTGTAACCAAAGAGTCTGATTGGGAAAATTACTGGGGATCTAATAAGGTATTGTTAGCTGAGATAAAAGAAAACGGTACTAGTGATTTTCGTAAAGAGATTTTAAAATTTTGCTTCAATAAAAAGCAATTAACATACTGGGAGTTACATTTTCAATGTAAATGCGAGGTGCTTTTCTCAGATAAGTCGTACAATGATAACATACTAGCTAAGTTCTTCAGAAAGGATTTGGTAATCCTAGATTAAATCCTTATATTCTATGTAGAGAATCATTCTACATGGAGCAATCCCGTCTAGTCCTCGGACTTTTACATAGTATTTTAGGAAAATCTAAGCCCTCTACTAAAGGTAATCATGCCTTCCATTGCCCGTTCTGTAAACATCACAAGCCAAAGCTTGAGATCGATCCAAAAAGCGGGTTTTTCCATTGCTGGACCTGTGAACCAGCCACTAAAGGACGTAGCCTAGTATCACTTTTGAGAAAAGTACAAGCAAGCCCTGCACAGATTTCAGAGATGAAGAGCTACTTCCCCGACGGTAAGAGTGAGGTAGACGATAAGAAGTATGCAGCCGTGCAATTACCTAAGGAATTTATATCCCTAGCACAATCTAGCACTAAATTGACCTACCGTCAAGCCAAAGCCTACGTTAAGCATAGAGGTATAAGTGAAGAGGATATTTTAAAGTATAATATCGGTTACTGCGAAAAGGGTAGATACGCTAATTCAATCGTAGTCCCTTCGTATGACAGGACTGGACGTATAAACTATTTTATATCCAGATCGTTTGAAAAAGATCCAGCACGTAAGTATAACGCGCCCTCTTGTAATAAAAACGAGTTAATAGGACTAGAGTATTTCATTAATTGGAGTGTACCGGTAATACTCTGTGAAGGTATTTTCGATGCAATAGCGTTAAAGAGAAATGCA